CCGACCAGGATGGCTGCTGCCATTGCCACTATAATGGCATACTCGCATAAAGCAGACTACACCATAACGCTGACGGTCGATGAAGATGACACCGAAACGCTGGGATCAACACAGATACAGGACTTGGTAAAGCAGCCGAATATCACGCTGAATTGTCACGGCTTATCGAAAAACAAGATACACGCAATCAATAGGGGCCTGGAAGGGTGGCAAGGTGATATCCTTGTTAATATGAGCGATGATATGCGATTCATTAAGGCAGGGTATGATATTGATATCATCAACGCATTTGAGGGCAACCTTGACCAGTTCATCCACTTCCCCGATGGAAGGGTTAATCATCTACTGCCAACCATGAGCATAATGGGTAGAACGTACTATGAGCGGTTCAACTACATCTACCATCCACAATACTTTTCTTTGTGGTGCGATAACGAGGCAATGGATGTGGCAAAGAAACTCGGTAAGTACAAGTATGTTCCGGAGCGAATCTTCGACCATTACCATCCTGCCTGGACGGGTGAGCCGATTGATGCGCAATTACGGCACACACAGGGTTACTACCACATTGACGAGCAAACCTACATCAAGCGGTCCGCTGCTGGATTCCCAAATGAGAATGTATGACCCTATCAATCCTAATCTGCACCATTCGAGGCCGTGAAGGTTACCTTACCCGACTATTGCAGGAATTAGTGCAGCAAAAAGCACGGTTGCCTATTCAGCTAACCGATGAAGTAGAAATCATTGTCGAATCTGATAATGGTGCCATGAGTACTGGGCGCAAACGAAACTATCTCATAGGAAAGTCAACGGGTAAGTACATCGTATTCGTGGACGATGATGACATGATTGCACCCACCTACATCGCTGACATACTCGAAGCATCAAAGCAGGATCCGGATGTTATCGTATTTAACGGTATAATGACCACTAATGGCAAGGATGAGCGCAAGTGGTACATAAGCAAGGAATACGGCTATGAAGCGAAAGACGGGGCTTATTATCGCTATCCTAATCATATTGTTCCGGTGCGCAGGGATATAGCGGTCAAGTTTCCATTCCAGGATATTAAGATTGGGGAAGATTACCTGTATGCAACTGCTATGCATAATGCAAAGGTTTTGCAGACAGAGGTGAAGATTGAGAAGGAATTGTATCACTATCAGTTTAGAACGAATAAGTAATGGATAATTGCACATATTGTAACGGTATCGGAGTATTGTATAATTATCCTGCAACAACAGGGGTTAAATGTTATCACTGCTCTCCTACTAAACCAAAACCATACTACCATTCGGGAACCTACGAAGCCATCAACGTAATCGAAGCATGGGGATTGAATTTCTGCTTGGGTAATGTGATTAAGTATGTTGCACGTGCAGGGCGCAAGACGGACAATCCGATTGAAGATTTGGAGAAAGCGAAGTGGTATATTGAAAGGGAGATTGAAAAACTAAAAACCAAATAACATGGCACAACAGACAGCGGTAGATTGGTTGGTATCAGAATTAAAAAGTAGATACGTTAATATTGAAAGATTACCAGTAACGGACGAAGCCAAAGAAATGGAAAAGCAGCAAATAGTAAATGCTCATTTAACAGGACTTATACATCCATTAGAAATTGAAGCAACTAAACAAGCTGAACAATATTACAACGAAACCTACGGCAAATGAGATACTCCCAAAACAACGAACAAGACATCATCCTGCAGTACTTCGGTAGCCGCAAAGGGTTTTTCCTCGACATAGGGGCAAACGATGGACAAACTTTGTCCAATACCTATGCTCTGCAACTGCAAGAGTGGAAGGGCGTGTTAATCGAACCCAGCGAAGAAGCATTCAACCGCATCAAAGTACGTTACGGGGTGCAGAAGTTCAATGTAGCCATTGGTACGGAAGATGGGCATTGTACGTTTCACGAAATGGGAAACCACCTTAACGCTGGAGATGTGTCCCTGCTATCCACCATTAAGAAGACAGAGTTAAAGCGATGGCCGGGCGTAGAGTTCAAAGAACGTATGACCGAAGTATGGACATACAAAACACTACTCAAACATTCCCCGTTGAAGTTCTTCGACTTTATCTCCATTGATGCCGAAGGGGTGGACTATGAGATACTTGAACAGATTGACCTGAAATATACTGACATGGTTTGCATTGAGCATAACTCCAATGCCGACTTATTTCAGTTAATCAAAGAATACTGCAATAATGCAGGGCTTTACAAATGCTTACTTAACAATTTAGAGAATGTAATATGGGCAAGGTAATCGTATCCCTTTCATCCACAGGCAGGGAAAACTACAATGAGGCGCAATTAGGACTTATTCGCAGTATTGACCGCAAAGCACCCGACTACGATACGCACTTTAGGAGTGTAGATGGGTATGTGGATGAATACTTGGAGCGCAAAATAATTCTCGGGGATTGGCCCGAATCAAAGCGGTGGGGTAAGTCATGGAATCACCAAAATATGCCATACCAATTTAAGCCATTCATGGTAGCGGAAGCGCTTGAGAAAGGGTATCGTAAAATCATTTGGTGCGATTCAACTATCAGAGTACACCAAAATCCCGATCCGCTCTGGGCGTTAGCAGCCAAGCATGGTATTGTAGCGTGGAATAATGAAGGACATGAGTTACACAAATACATCCCCGACCATCAAATCGCATGGTTAGGGTTAAGTAGTTACAAGGATGTTATGCAGATGTATCAAATCATGGCCTGCTGCATTATGTTCGACTTTGACCACCCGAAAACAATGCCTATCTTTGAGAAATGGATACAGGGGGCAAAGGATAATTGTTTTCACCACAATGAATCAAAGAATCCGCACTACGTTAGCAGCCGGCATGACCAAGCGTTGTTATCGGCACTAATGAATATGAACGGTATTCCGGTGCAGCCGTATGGTGGGTTGGCATACAGGCATTACTTGCCTGTTGAACCTTATTTTATTAATTGGGGGGTAAAGGACTAGTTATGGATAATACAATAATTAAACAAAGAACAATCGGAGAAATTGTAAAAGACAAAAAAGGTAATTTGTATGAAATAATTAGATTTACAAATAGTCTTTTTATGTTGTTAAGAGATTTAAAAACAAATGAACTTGTTATTTCAAGTGATGAATATTATACACTATAACTATGGGCTACACACACGAAACAACACGCATAATCGACCCGTACCTGCCACATATCAAATCCGTGGTAGATTTAGGCGCGCAAAACGATTACCGGGTACCATTACCTGCACCTTATACTAAAGACAGTTACTATGGAGGCAAAGACTACGAAGCCATTGACATATCAGGGGAGAATGGAAGCACCCCGTTGGACTTATCCAAGTTACACAGATTCACAAAGCATTTTGATTTGCTCGTTGATGCTGGCACATCCGAACACGTTGGAACAAACGGGAAGCACGAAATCAAAGCCATATACAACTGCTGGAAAAACAAACACAACCTCGTTAAAGTCGGAGGATACATCATCAGCGAAAACCCCAAAACAGGCAACTGGCCCGGACATGGCTTCAACTACTACACCGAAGAGTTTTATCAGCAACTTGCTTCTGTATGTGGCTACAATCTGCTTTCTGTTGGTAGCGTTGCTGCTATGGGCAATTATACAGATGGCTGGAATGTCTATTCGGTATTACAAAAGAATAAAGAAACATTTTGCACGTTAGATGAATTTAAAGAGTGTGGTATCAAAACCAATTAAGGCAACTCCGGTATTCTTCAAGAACCTGGAAGCGTACAAAGGCCCGGCACCTATTATCTGCAATGAGGGGGGCAGCCGTAGCTCGAAGTCATACTCCGTTGTTCAGTTGTTGGTACAGATAGCAAGTAATGAGCCGGGCAAACGTATAAGCATCGTATCGCACTCGCTGCCACACATCAAACGTGGAGCATATCGTGATTTTAGGCAGATCATGACCGATTGGGGCATTTGGGATGATGATAGTTTCTCTTTCACCGACTTCGTGTATAAGTTCCGCAATGGCAGTTACATCGAACTATTCGGACTTGAAGATGAAGGCAAGGCAAGGGGACCGGGCAGGGATATACTATTCATTAACGAAGCGAACCTGATACGAAAGTCATTATTTGACCAATTGGCAATGAGGACAACGGGCAAGATATTCCTTGACTGGAACCCTGCAGACTTCGTTTCTTGGGTGTACGATGTAGCAGATGACACGAACAATGCACGGATACATTCTACCTATCTCAACAACTTGCCGAACCTTTCCCCAATGCAAATCGGCATCATTGAGGGCTATAAAAACCTACCCGATGACTTCATGTGGAAAGTTTATGGACTGGGTGAGCGTGGCGCAGCGAAGGAGATTATCTACACGCAATGGCAAATTACCGACCAACTGCCTGAAGGTGGTGATGTGTTCTATGGACTTGACTTCGGTTACGTTCACCCGTTGGCACTTGTTAAGGTATGCCACTATGAGGGGGCGAATTATGTCCAGTTATTGCTTTACAAGTCAGGGTTAACACCATCGGAAATGATACGGGAGGTGAAAGATTACATCCATGACCGAAAGCCGGTGTACTGCGATGCAGCCGAACCGAAGTCAATCGAAGAACTATACAGAGGGGGTATCAATGCCCAACAAGCCAACAAGGAAGTTTGGCCGGGGATACTCAAAGTGAAATCATATCAGCTATTCATACACAAAGATAGCCGGGAGTTGATTCGCGAACTGCAATCGTACAAATGGAAGAAGGACAAGAATGACAATGTG